CTACAGCCGTACGGTCACAGTCAGGTCACTGCCGGGGGTTGTCGAACCGGAAGTCCCGACAGAAAGGATGTCAAGCAATAACCGCTTGCCACGCTGCAGAGGAATCAACCCGAATCCGTCGATAACGTTAGAAATGGTGGTTCCCGCAGGCGTGATCGGAATCGTCAAGGTGCATAATACCTGGTCATCCTGCCTAAGCTGCATTTCGATCGGTGCGCCAGTTGGGGCTTCTCCGACCACGGCAAAGATGTCCCGAGCGGGATAATAATCATCAATGACAAACGCCGGAGCTGCCTCGTTCTGAATCGCGAGATAACCTTCTACCTGGATCGTGATCTGTCCGCCGTTCAGCGTGCGAAGCCCGGAATCGTCGGTCGACGTGTAGTGATGGCTCGCCACGGGACTGTTTCCGCGATCGTTCGTCACAAACAACTCAGAAGCGGCGATCCGCACATGAGGAATCGAAATCGTGTGCGCATAGCTCCCGCTCGCGGGACTTCCAAAGAACTCCCGAGGGAATGGAACAATCGTCACCTTTCGTGCCAGATGATAGAGCAATGTCCCTGCGTCATGTCCCAGCGCCGCTGTACCATAAACGCCACGTTGAACCTTGTAGTTCATCCCGGCGCTTTGGTTCTCCAGCACCTGCAACAACTCCGACTCAATCTGGAGCACATCGCCCGCAACAGCTGCGCCAGCGATGTTGAGACTCAGGACATCGGCACTCCCATCCACCGCGCTCAGCAGAGAGTAGCTGGTGGGGCTATTGATCTCGTCCCAACAAAGCAGCGTGAAGGTGCCCGCCGTCACGGTCAAGGTGTTTGTGAGCGTCGGAAACGAAACACTCAGCAGTTCAACCTCGCCACGGCCTGTCGAAGAAATACCGAATGCCGGCGTTGGCGGCACATCGCTATCGAGCGCATTCCCTGCCCCGCCACCAATCCGCCAGACCGTCAATGGCGACAGTTCGTAAAAGCACTCTTTGTCGTTGATGTTGGCGGAACGTCCGGAAACATGGACGCTGACGCCTTCCCGGTTCGGCACGTCGAATTCAACCGGACTATTCTGGCTCGTAGCGCCAAACTGCCAGCTGGAGTCGGCCACTACGAACTTACTGGTGGTATCCGGAATGATCGACCACGCAGGGATGACCGCAAGAGTCGTTGCATCGTTCGCGGCAATCACACGCTCCTGACCGGCGCCCTTTCCACTCGCAACGCGCACCACCATCCCCCGATACTCATTGCTCAACATCTCCAGCGTTCCGTTGCCGACGGTCGTACTGGTCGCCACCGAGGCAACCTGTTCCCCCTGCAACTCCAGACGCCAATAGAAATTTGCGTGATCGTAGTTTTCATCGGGAGGACCAGCCAAGCCATCGGCAGCCCCGGAATCCGTGTAGCTGGAGGCCACCGCGACATTCTGAGCGATCATCGTCAACTGCAGAGGACTCCTGCCACGGTAGACATTGAAACCCGCCGTTCCAGGCGCAAAACTTAGCTCCGACAGCACAACCTGATTGGTGCTGGTTCCAGCGGGAATCGCTGCGCGCACCGTAAAACTCAACCCGCTCTCCCTGCCATCGCTATCGACCCCCGTCAGCACATAGTAGAGCGACTGATTCCCCCCGAGCGTTCCACCCGTTGACTGGATAGTGGGAGAGAGGCTTAGCAAAGGAATCCCGGCCTTCCCCGCAACGGGAGTCCGCGGCTGCGTAAAACTGACGCGCAGCGAGACATCCACCGAACCATCGGAGCCTTCCTTCTGCACCTCTTCAATACCAAATTGATCGTGTCCATTCGAATCAACCACGGTGCCTGTCAGCGGACGAGGAAGACCGATTTCAAACGCCGGCTGCCGCCCCGAATAGCCACCGATCGAGGCGCTACTGCCGTCATACCAGGCGTCATTGTGTTTTTGCGCCGTGACGGTAACAAGCCGGTAATTCGCGGATGGTGCAAGCCGGACCACGCGGAACATGGCCCGCTCCAGGCCTTCCCTCAAATAGGTCACAGTGATGATGTCGCCTACTCGCAAACCGAAGCCGCGCACACTCGTCTGGAACTCAATGTACGAGTTCCCCTTGCTTGCCTTGGCGAGGTTAAACTGGACGACGCGTATGGCCTGGTCCAGATTGGGTATCCCAAGGGCACTCAGCGTACCCGAAATCTCCTGCCCCGCCTGAAGGACATCATCGACTTCAACCAGCGACACGCTGTCCTGCTGGTACTCATTGAACGAGTCCTGAAACTCGACACTCAATCGGTTCGGGCTGTCCGCGGTGCTCTTCGAATACATCCGGACACTTGGCTCTCCGTTCCGTTTTCGAGCGATTCCGGAAAACCCAAGATTGCCATCCCCAAACTCATACGCCGGCCAGCCGCCATTCAACTGCGTCGTGGCATTACTGCCGGCAGGCTTCTGCGCCTGCTGCAATTCGATCGTCGTCTCCGCCCGAAGCTGCAGTCGCCCATCGGCCGAAAAGGCAAGGGCCAGCCCGGAGCCATTGCGAATGCCCCGCAATAAGTCCGCGGCGCTGCGACGCTTTCGCACTACCAGATTGCACTGGAACCTGGGGATCGAAATGGTGTTCCCGTTCAGGTCCGTCGTCGCGATCTGCACATCACAATAGTCAGCGACCGCCTTGAAACTGGGAATGTCGAGTTCATCAGGAGCCCACCCACTGCGCAGCAGGACGTCAAAGATCACCCACGCCGGATTATTGGAAAACGTCTCCGCAACGTAAGTGCCAGTCGCATCAAACGTCGACAACTTCATCCCCTGCGCCAGCACCTTGATTGTCGGCAGCGAAGTTCCATTATTGATCCGATTCGGCACCACGACAGAGAGCACCGCCATACTCCCGTACGGATCGCCACTCGGATGTCCAGCCCCGTCCGTGAAATCCAGATTAAACGAGCCCGTCCGATTTCCAAGCGAAACGATGCTATACCAACCGGTCCCGGTCATGTTGACGCCGCTGGTCCCAGCGGGGATTTCGATGTCATTCACCAGCACCTTCAAGACGCCCTGGATATCCCCCATCCCCAGCAAAACTTCGAGATGCGTGAGGTTCCCGTCGTTCCGTGCGAAGATCACCGGAGGCTGATACCATGCGGTTCCATAGAGCAGCGGCACGAAATCGTTATAGCGGGCATCGTTTTCCACTGCGGAAGCAACATGCGATCCACTTTCGCCGTAGCTGCGCACCAGGATGCTCGATGGCACAAACTCAATCCCGCCAAATCGCTTCGTGGAAACGCCATTGGCATCCAGGTTGAACATGCCACGCTGTTCGCATGAACTGCGCGTGTAATCGCACTGGGTGAACGGAGCGGTGCCATTCAACGAACCGGCGCCGCCGCTGATTCCCGGCGAGTAACCGCACTTGAAAAACGGGGAGTACTTCCCGGAAGTTCCCCCACTAACACCCTCGGTCCTCTGCGCATCATTCGCTGGAAAGATCCATGGGCACCGCTTCTGAATCCGCACCTCCGGCAACATCAGCCGCTGCATCGACAATCGATTATTGAAGGTCAGCTTCAAGCCAGACTCAGTGATCTCATCCGGCGGATTCGCGACACCCCGAAAGACAGCCACAGCCGCGGTTGCCGCGACATTGCTCTTCAAATCGTAGAACAGGAATTTAACCAGGAGCTTGGACCCTTTAAGGCCGACCGATTGCTCAATCTCCGAAAAGTGCGAGTCCGCGTTCGCCAATGTCACCGTGATCTTCGCCAGCGCGTCGATCCCTTCATCGGCCGAGGCCCGCACATCATACGCGTTTGTCGCGACAATCGCCGGCAGGTAGGTGTTCCCATCCACTTCCACACGGTGCGTACTCCACCGCTCCGTAACACCTGAACGCAGTTCGCATTCAAAGAGCAAAAGCGGAGTCTCGGTGACAGCTTGTTCCTTCACTTCATAGATTGTCGGCATAGTATTCTAGAAACCTTCTCTGCTGATCAAGCGGATTGTTGTGGCGTAACTGTCGGGACGATCAGAAGTCAACTTCAACTCATCCTGGCCGTATCTGGTATTGGGATGGAGCCCATTCATCGCAGTAGTGCGCTTATAGCGCGAGGCGCCCATCTGAGGCTCCGCCTGCAAGCCATACAATCCAGCCTGGCTGCCTGGATCGATCAGAACTCCAAAATCAACCGTAAGCTCCGTGCCCGGGAGACTGCCCGTCACAACATACTGGCGCCAACTCTGATCAAGTACAAACTCTCGCTGCACCTGCTGACTATTCCCGCTGATGGCCACCCGCATATGAGTTGCGGAATCACTTCGTGCCATCAGGCTGAACGTGTAGGTAAACGCCGCCGGCGCTGCCAGGGTCTGAGTGAAGCCCTGCCACGCAGTCCCCGTATTGTGAACACTCAGACCGGATGTCCCGCCGTGTGGGTCGGCGGCACCCTCCGTTACCTGCAACAGCGGATCGACTGTCCAGGCTGGGTCGCTTAGTTTCTCACTCCACTTCAGCAGGTTGTCCGAGCCGTCCAGGAATGGAAACGAATTCAGCCGCCCTTCCGCAGTCGCAAAGTGATTGGCCACGCCGGCCCATTCAGACGGCGTCAACCCTGCGAACTGGATCTCCCACTCAATAGCACGGCTGCCCGTATCCGCGATCTTGGAACACCGGCCATCCTCGCTGGTCACCGTGGCTGTTCGGAAGACCTGCGTCTTCTTGATGGGGTATTGTATGCTGTTGCCCGTCGATAACTGTGGAAAGAAGTCCATATTATTGCCTGTTTTCAACTACCGTCAACTTCAGTCGTGCGCGGTCCTGCGCATCGAATTGCATCGTCAACGAATCCTCAGCAATACTGCAACTGGGATAAGTCGTGCCACTCCAGGGATCAGTGAAGGCGAAGCTCCCCAGCGCGCCAGATTGCCCGACGAAGAACTCCTCAACACTCCGAATCTCTGACTCATCCAGCAAAGACAGATCGATGGTCCAGCGCCTGGCGGCATTGGACCACTTTCGGGATCGCTGTTCGGTTCCATCCAGAAACACCACCAGGTCGGTACTGAACTGCTGCACCACGCTGGCCGGATACTGCATCACTGCGCCGGTCTTCAACTGTGGAAAGGTACTCATGCCCTAAATCTCCGAAATCACATCGTTCAGCGAACTGGAATTGAGCATTGCCGCCCTCACCGCTTGAGCAATCTCATCGCTGTGGTCCATGAATGATTTGCTGTCCATTGCATTCACCTGCACCACCACCTGCGTAGCTGCGCTTCTGCTTGTTTGTGCGGACTGCTGACCATCCACCGGTCGTATACCGCCCCTGTCGTTGTAGTCGTACGCCGACACCTGGCCATTACTGCCCACCGCGCCTTGATACTGCAGAACGGGAGGCGGCGTGTACTTTATCAGAGGCGCCGGCGCCGGCTGGTCGCTCCCCCCGCCGAACAGACTCGAGATTCCCGAGATCAGCGAGCCAATACCCAGGCCTCCAAGAAAGAATGACCCTATGGTCTTCGCGGTACTGGCAGCGCTGCTGCCGCTGCTCTTGCCCTGACTGGCCGCCTGCTCCAGTGCCTTTGTATTTGCATCCAGTGTCGTTTGATTCAGTTCATTCACCTGACGCAGCAACGTGACTTCCCCGGCCAACCGTTGCAACTCCTGTTCCAGGCTGCTGCCAGTATTCGAAGTAGCCGCACTTACAACAGAATCGGAGCCCACTGCACCTGTCGAGCCCGGCGCAATCACGGTCGCAGCCGATGGAACCGCAGCCGGGTTGCCTCCCGTAGCGGTCAACAATAATTCGTTCAGGAGGGCCGACACAGTCGACCCTTGCTCATCGCTCTTCATGGTTTGCTTCCTTTAGCGCAAGATTTTCAAGTACGGCGAATGCCTCCACCGTCCTTGCGGGAAAGTCCCGCAGATCGCCCTTTCCGGCCATTCTCCACACATGAAACTGCTCCAGCAGTGTAATGCTATCCGCCGAAATAGAAGAGACTGGGCACTCCATGACGGAGCACCCCTTACGCACCCAAACGGGCCGTTCCGGCCGTTTCTCTTGTGCTGGCAGCCATCCGCAATTCCGCCTCGTTTCCAGTCCTTGCCGCCTGCAATCGTCGCATCTCCACCCGGCCTGGTTCGCGAATTGAAAATGAAATGCGACTGTTAGTTTTTTATTTCTGGCTCACTCAACGAGCACTGCCGCTTGATCTGCTCCAGGATTTCATTCGTTAAATCCTCGGGCCCTTTCGCAAGCAGTAATTCGACCGTCGCTGCTTCCCCATCCACCAGAAGCCCGCTTATCGATTCAAGTCCCCACTGCAGGTACAGTCGATTGATCTCCGTGCGCGTGCGAACGGCTTCCAGCTTCTCGACGATATCCGGCGAAGCTTCCAGAAACTGGAGGCTCCGCCCCAATTCGCGGACTTGCGAGATCAACTGTGATCTTCTGAGAAAACTCGGCCGGCGAATCCTATAGCTGACAGTCGGATAGACGCTCGAATGTAGCTGGAGCGTGCTTTCGTAACGGACCGCCTCAGCCAAATGCGACATAGATTTCGTCATCCACCGTTCCCTGCGCCCTGCTTCCCGTAAACTTCCACTGCAGCCTTACTTCGCTGTCATCGAATTCCGGAAGTTCCGGAATCACGTTTGGCATATACACGCCTGCCAACTGCCCGCCCTGCTGCCCCAATTGAAACATCACGGAGATGGGCGACCGTTGCCGTGCAGCCTGGTAGAGCTCCTGCGTTGCCGCGTCATCCTGCTCATAGAGGCTGAAATTCAGCGACACATTCCGCTGGCCCGGCGCAATGCAGCGTGGACCGTTGCTGCCGAACTCGCGCGCCCGAAGATCCATGCCGTTGTCTAGATCGATCTCGGCCTTCGTCAGCGTTAGGAACTGATTTGGAGTCGTCCCGATCCACACCTGGCCCAGGTGTCCGGGAATAATGGAATAGTTGAAGTCGGCCAGCACCGGTTCTGGCGGAAAAGCTGTCAATGCGCCAAGCCCTGCTGTGAAACTGGCGTTGTCGATCAAGTCCTGCGCACCTCCGCTAAAGGTGAACTCATGGTAGTCGGCGTTGACACTGATCTTCATCTTGTTGATCGCCGCGCCAGAGATGATCCTCTGCACCGCCTCCGTGGGTTCCCAATAGTCGAAGATGCTCACACTCGGCGTATCGGTCGCCGGCCGGTACGTAACGGTCGCACCGGTCGTGGCCCCGCTCGTGGGAGGCACGCTGAAAGGCGCGTTCACCACGATCGACTGCGGATCCGCGATCGCAGACACGAATCGGATATCGCTTCCGATCCGCACGGCCTGCCCGATCGACAATCCGTGCGCCGCAGTGAAGTGTAGATGCGTTCCGTTCGCAACCGCATCGACCGTTCTGGCTGCACCAATCTGCGGCGCCGCACCCAGTGCCCCCTGAAACAATGGGCCGTACGACGGCCCGGTCGATCCCCCTGCCCAACCAGACATATAGGTCTTCAACTCAAAATCCGTCTTCCTTCGCGGGACTCCCGCAACTCCTATATAGGTCCTGGACCCGGTCTTGTCGCGTCGCACCGCGATGTCAGGCCGTTGTCTGGCAGTAAGGCTTACCGCGGAAAACCGGTTCGCCGCGGAAACGCTGGCGACCGCTCCGTAATTTGTCTCCAAGCCGGCGTAGAACCGGTTTTCATTTGATGATATGTAACAAGACATAAGTGTTATCTCCGGCCTCTATCGGCTCATCTCCAGTTCAAAACTCACACGGGCGGTTTGAACAAAGTTCTTGCCGCCATGCTTTACCTGGCCATAGTTGATTTCGTAAGCTCCCCCAAAGAATGCTCCGCCGCCCCAGTCGCCTCTATTGTTGTCCAGCACTGTGGTGATCGCATCGATATAGAGTTGAAGTGATTGCTCAACCTCTTCAATACGATCATTCGACACCCGGACTTCAGCGTTCATCCGCAGCTGCCCTGAGAAGTTCCGGAACTTCTCCTTCAACGAATTCCGCACCCTGTCACAAAAAACATAGACACCCGGATACCTGACGCCTGCCGAGCGTTCGGCAACCTCGGGTGTTACGTTGATAGCGTGAATTTGTCCGGCCCGGATCGGCGCCAGTTCGATCCCGCTGAGTTCAGCAATCGCCTGCACTGCATAAGGTAAACCCGTCTCTTGCTGCAGCATCTGAACTACTCTGTTCACTGCGAAGCTTCCTGTTTGGGCCATCTCTTTATCCCCTCCGGAGAATTCGCCGCCTGGTCAACAGCTGATCAGGCTTTTGTCCGCAGCCGATTGGCCGCCCAGTACGAAAACCACTTGGCAAAAGTACCCACGTCAGCTCCAAAGCGACCGGCGAATCGTTCTGCAATCCCAATGCGGATTCGTCCTGCCCCGCATAGAGATTCCATCCTGTCGCGTTCGCTGGCGCCTTCACGGCTTCAACCGAAAGTGTTTCTCCCGCTTGGACCGGGTATTGGACCATCGCACCAGGCGCGCTCTCTGCGCCGTTCGCTCCCGTCCAGGTGACGCGCAGGAACCACCCACCACCGCTGCCGGCGTCGCTGCCGGTGCGAACAACCGGTGCAGCAGGTGCGGGCAATGGATCATAGACGATTCCGACACCAACATCTAGACAGGTGCTTTCGGCCTGCGCCGCCAGCTTTGTGTATTCCGCATGCTGGGCCTCATATCTTGTATTCAGCTGGCTGTAATAGGCATCGCGATAAGTTGCAGCCAGTGTCTGATAGCTCTGCCATTGCCTGAGCGCCGGCGTTACTAACACGTTCTGCAATGTGAGACGCGCGATCGGGTACGTTTGATACATTCCCTGGTCGCTGACGTTCACCAGACTTCCCAGAAACCGTTCCAGTTCAATTCCCACTTGGGACTTTGCGAGTTGTATCTTCCCGGCTAGATCGATCCGTTCCGAATTCGCTACCTCTACGATGGAGCTCTCGTAGCGGCATAGCTCAGGGATTATACGTTCATCCGTGTCTAGAAATAGTGACATCTTGTTCGTCCTTGATTCACGAATCGAAGGTACAGATGCTACTTACCCTTAAGAACTGAACGGATGGCCTTCATCTCGCCATCGGACAGCACGGTAAGTTGCACCTTGGCAGACTGCATCGTCTCCAGTCCCTGCTGGTAGGCAGCGGCTAGTTCCTGCCGGAAAGCTGCGGCCTCTTCGCTGGTCGCGAGCCTGGCGTGCCCCTCCACTACCATCCGCGCAGCTACGGCTCGTTTGACCGCGCTCTTCACTCCGGCCTTGCCACCATCTTCAGTCTGATTGCGCACAACGACGGCTTCGGCATCCGGAATGGCTTCCTCAACTTCTTTGATTTTTTGATAATACTGAGTTAGGTTCATAATCTTCTATCTCCCTTATGAAAAAAGGGGAGCCACCGATCTCTCGGTGGATCCCCACTAGTCCGCGGCAGCACGCGAATGCCCCGCCCCTCATTGCCTCAACGGCTAGCTGCGCACGATGACGCCGTGGTTGTTTCTCAAAACCGCCGTGCCGTACAACACATCGACCGTGAATTGCTGTGCCAGCGTATTCGGCTGGTAGCTCATCACCACGCGAATACCGAAATTGCCCAGTTCGGCATATTCCGCAATGGCGCCGGTGCCCGGAAGTGGCTGCGGCAGCCGGCGTACAACCAGGCCGATCGCATTCTTGCAGAAGGCCAGGTTGTTGGTCGTAACCGGGCCGCTACCAGTCTTGCTGACCAGCTGAGAGCGGAACACATAGAAGTCCTTGAACTTGCCGAGACCGCCGTCGATCAGCGCGCGCAGGCCGGCTTCGCCCGCTGTGCGGAACTCGCTGAAGCGCTGAATCTGCCGCATCTGCGAATAAGTGTTTCCGTCAACGACCAGGTACTTGGGATCGGAGGCAGCAACCTTGGCATTGAACAATGCGGTTTCTGCCGAATCGATCACGGCTTCCGTGACGGCCACACCGCCCACACCCAACGGCGCGTTCGACGTGAACTGCGTGGCCAGGGCGAGAATGTCCGTTTCGATTTTTTCCGCCAGTGCAACCACGGCGGGCTGCATGTACAACTTGAGCAAATCCGGTACGGCCAACACCTTGGTCACGTCCGGAATCTGAAAAGTTGCTTCTGCGTGGGTATTGAGCACGATCTGCGCATTGCCCAGGCTTGGATTCTGCGTCTGGACAGTGCCGCCTTCGGCAATGTTGTTCGCCACCAGCGAAGGCGGAATCGGCACGTTGACAGTGTCGCCTGCATTTGCCAGGGTCGGTTCATAGTCACGATTGACCAGGTTCCCCATGACAAGGTTACTCATCAGCGCCGGCAAAGCATCCGCCGCAACTAACTTTACAATCGCGCTCGCCACATTTGATGATGTGATTGAAGCCATTTATCTTCTCCTATATTTCAACTCTTGAACTTACTTCTTCCTCGCTGATTACGGCAGCAAGGTTGTCGACTTACTACATCCCCTTCATCGCCTGAAGCGCGACCCTGGCAATCTCCTGCCTGACGCGCTCCATCTCTTCCGGATTCATTCCGGGCTTAATCCGGTCGATATCAACGGCCGGATTCGCGGCATGCACATGTTTCGTGGCCACCGTGGTACCCGATCCGCCGGTAATGCGGGCCGGCAGGAGTTCCGGGTTCTCCGTGACGAAGTTCGACAGATACTCGCGTACCCCGACCTCCCCCTGAGCCCCCTTCATAACCAGCCGGCCGTCGTCTGCCCGGACAATGTCGTCTCGAACTGCCTTGAACGCAAGGTCGACTTTCGCCACCCCTAGTTTCTGCAGTTCCGAACGGATAGCAGTGCTCCGTTCCGCCTCCTCTGCAATCTGCCGGCTGCGCCGGTTCTCCTCGGCCAATTCGTTCACCCGGCGCTCGAGTACTTCGCGTCTCTTGCGCTCTTCGATGAGTTCTGTCTTATAAGCTGGCTCCGTTTTGGCCTGCTCAAAGTTGATGTACTCCCGAATGGCGTCCTTTACCAGCAACTTAATGTTGCCGGTCTGCTCCTCGGCCGGAGCCACTTTTTGCATTGAATCGTCTCTCTGTTCTGGGTCCATGTTTATCCTTTCTTGGCGATGGAATCGTCAATCTCCTGTGCGATTTGATCCTTAACCTCCTGCCTCACGTCGCACAGGTACTTGTGGGCGAGCCGCTTAAAGACCTGTCCTCGAAATGTTGGCGATTCAATCCCCATCGCCAGCAACTTGATGGCGTCATCCAGCTCGCCGCTAAACTCTCCGATGTCAAATTCGTCCAGTCCCGCCACGTCGATCCGCAGATCGTCCTCGCGTGCGGCTTCGATCGAACGAAGTACCCTTCCCAGCAGGCTCTTGATCGAGTCACCGTATGCCCGAAGCACCTCCTGGGTGATTGTGAAATCCCTCTGCTTGCTGACGGCGGACTGATGCGCGTTGCCGTTTGCGCCACCGGCCTGAGTCATTAGGTAACAGACACGGTAGATCTCTTCCTTTAACGCCGTCAGATTCTCGGCCGCTATCTGATAGACATTGCCCGCCGGTTCCGTCCAGCCGTACCTGTCATTCGGCCCCAACTGGATGTAATAGGATTCCCCCACCATCTGGGAGAACTCCTTCTCCGAGTAAATGACGGGCATCGCGAATAACCCCATGGTCAGCGCCCAGGCGAGCGCATTCGATTTGTTGAAATGTTCGATCTGCGTCAACCCAGCCTTGTTCATCAACCACAGGCCATCACTGATTTCCAACTTGAAGAGTGGCGTCAGGTTCAGTTTCGCGAACCCATGCAGCCCCTGATCTACAAGACGGATTTCGCCCTTCTTGGTTGCCTCATCGGCCCTCACATACACGCGGAACATCTGCTTGTCGTAATATGTCCAGCGGGTCTCTTTCGCAGGTTGACCATTCGTAGGGTCCCCGGGTTGGTCAACTTCCGTCCTGAGCACCACCCATTCGTAGTTACCCTTATCGTCAAAACTCCAATTGATCAGATCCTCTGCCTGGCACCCCACCAGATAAGCACGCGAAATCCCCTTTGCCTCTTCCTCGGCCCTCGATGTCGCGGTCTCGTTACAACGCGGGAAATCGACAAGAACGTAACTCGATCCTGTGACCAACGCATCGATAAAGCGGCGCCTTAGAAAATCGCTCAATCCCGTTCCACGCTGGTCGCAATTTCCGGCAAACGCACTGTAGAAGCTCTTCGCCGGCTCATTGGTCCCCTCGTAGAGAAGCACCGGTTCCCGGCGGAACAAGGTCGCCGCAAACCAGTCGACGATTGATCCCGCATAGTTTTCGTAAAAAACCCGGCGCAACCGCTCCGCGTAAACCTCGCCAGGTTCCTTCTGCCGGCGGATGAGGTACCTCTCCGCATTGGCTTTCAACTGCTCGCCACCCACATAGAGATCGCGGTAGGTCCGCCACATCTCTTTTCGTGCGATGAATTCTGGATGCTCTCGATCTATTTGATTCACGTCTTTCGCGCTCCCTGTTCTCTTTGATCTCAGCCAAACAAACAATGCGGTTGAAAGCCCACAGGCGGCTGCTTTCGGCATTCCTGCCACACCAGGTATCCAAGGGCGTCCGATAAGTGCGTTCGCTTCGCATCGCGCTCCTTATCGATCTGCGTGGTGCCAGGCACAAACGTCACTTCTTCAAAGTCCTTGATAAGCTCTTTGCACTTCGAGTTGAGGAACAACATCGGCGCCCCGGATGCAGGACCAAGTTTCGCGTTCATCAGATTGACCCGCTCTCTCACGAACGGATTCTTTGATGGAACCTTGTATACCGTTTCAATCGCCCCTTCTCCGCGGAAGAAGCTCTTGATGATTTCGTAATCCGAAGTACCAGTCGTCTGTCTCGTCGATCCCGCGGCATCCCCGCAGATGATCAGTTTCCTTACGCCATCACGAAACCTTGACCGGAACTCTTCACACGCATCCGCGGTGCTCACCCGGCTCATCACGATCTCGTCGATGACATGCATCTCTTCGCCATGCTTTTGCGCCACCACCGAACACATCGGGTCGACGTTAAAGTCCAGTGCCCAATACAGCGGCTCCCACTTCGCCCAGGTAACGGGCCGCACATTTACATTCCGGTCGAAGGCGTAATAACAGCGGCCAGCGCTGACGTTCAAGTACGCACCCAGAACTTCCTGCTGGTAGAAACGTTCGTCGTAACTTTGCTTCAAGCGTTCATAGAAATCAGGAATCGCCTCAAGTAAGTGGTAGTTCTCTCGGGGCGACGCAAGTGTTGCGCGATACCCGGCGACGGGCTCCGAGATGAATCGCCGGTAAACCCAATCGAAACCTTTTGGTGTCCATACCGCAAAACCGCAAAGCCTCGTCGCTTTCGGATCCCGCAATCGCCCTTCCAGCCGCAGCCAGGCCTCTTCTGGGCAGTAAGTAAGTTCGTCTATTCCAAACCACGCCAGATTAGTTCCGCGCAATCGCTCGAAATCATCCACGGACCGGAACAGGATCTTCGACCTTGTATCGAGCAACGTGAGGATATTCTCCGCCTTGTTGTACTCAAACGGAATCTCACTGCTGGTCAGAATCTCCAGAAAGGAATTCAACGTCGCATCCCGGAGCATCGGGTAAGTCGGCGCCCCAATCAGTCCGGTCCTGCCTGGATTTACGTAGCTAAGCTTGATCGCTTCCTGGCAAAGAGCCTGGCTCTTGCCGGAACCGATCGGACCGGAAAAGCCCTTGAAGCGATCCTCGCACTGATGGAACAATTCCTGAGACGGCAGCGCCGTGTACTCTATTCTTCTGCTGCAGGTTTCTTTCCCTCGCGCTCTATCCAT